AATTATTAGCATTTAAAACAACGCAAGTCCGAGCCACATCATACCAAGTTGTCCCGCCATCATCAGTTGTTTGAAGAGTAGCTGACACAGCACCAGCAATAACTGAAGCTGTCAATTTCACCACGATATTATCTGCATCTTGTGGAATCTTAAATGTTTTTGCTACGCCTCCAGCAACCGAAGTTGCTCCTGTCTGACCTACATCATCATAATCTAAAACTGTTGTCAAGGGTAATCTTATTGAACACATATATTTGTTTATTTTCTTATTTTTAATTCTCGACCTTTTAATAATTATACCATACTATTTGGTATTTGTTGATATGCCATGCTTTTCTATCATCTTTTTCAATTTCATAGGCATTACTTTATTGGGTAATTCCTTCAAACTCATTTCAGAAGCCCACTTCTTTGCCATCTTGGGCATATTTGACATCATGTATTTCATTTGACGCATTGATTTAAACGGCATTGATATGTTTTATTACTTCATTTAACTTGATCGCTAATAAGTTTAATTCTTCACGGCCCAAGTTCTCATTCACTTCGGTGATTAAAACCTTTTTAGGTGTTTCAATAGATGTTTTAGTGACGGATACAGGCACTGATTCTTTCCTAACTTTAACTATTTTTTTCATTTTAATACTGTGTTGTTAATACTGAAGCGGCTCCGACCGACTTTACCGCTATGCGGGCATATAAGCCTGCTTGATAATTTAATCCCACAACGCTTGATTTACCCTGCGATTCTACTGGAATAACGAATTTCCTGTAAGTATTGGCTGGGATAAAATGGTCATAATTTGCCGTTGCTGGCGCGCTATACACGCTTGCTTCTGCTACTCCTACTGGCAACCATCTGATCACAGCACCCGAACCAGCCGCTCCTACTTCCAAATTAGTAGCATTTGCCACTAAAGTAATTATGGAAGAAACGGAGTTATTCTCAGATAAATCTGTTTTGATAGCTGGAAAAGCAGGTGGAAATTCCTGTAATGGCACAGTATTTCGATCTGTTGGTATTTGTTTTGAATAAGATATACTCATTTATTTATTATTATTATTTTTAATTTCAGTCTTCAGCGGCGATGCTTGCGCCATTGGAGACTTCTTTTCGACCCCTGGTTGTATTTGGCCTGCACCTGCACCCATCTCTCCACCCATCATCTGTTGCTGTTGTGCTTTCATTTCCATAGCTTTCTGTTCGGCCAACAAGCGTTGATGCCATTCTATGTGCATCCATGTCGCCCAAGTCTTCGGTATTACCTGATAATGCGTATAAATATGGGTTGTATGGTTATCCGTTTCAGCTACATCAGGCAATATGTTTTCGGCTAACTGTTCGTTCTCATTCTCAGCTTTCATCTCATCAAGTGTCTTCGGCAGCATTATATCCACTAAACTAGGATCAGACAAAAATTTCGGGAAGAAAACATGCTTATTAAAGTTTCGCAATCCGTCAGGATCAAGAGTCTGGGCCAGTTGAGGATATAACTGCATTAAATCCCTTCGTAAAACCAACTCTTTATATTCTGCCTCCTTTGCTGAATATACCATAACTCCAGGCAGTGTTTCAGTCTTAAATGCCCCTAAGTCCACCTTTTCAAAGGTCGTTCCTTTAACTCCCACCACGGCGGCCATTTTGCTGTCGCCTTCTTTAGAATATCTTTTATATCTTGATAACCAGTGCTTCCAAAATTCCGATTCCCCGAATTGCATGACCTTTGATTGAAGTGATTGAGCCATATCATTCATCTGTTGCGTAATAGCTGCTTCAGTAGCCGTATCAGAACCTTGTTTAGATACTGGCTGGGCCGTGAGTCCCGTGCCTACTGGATCATTAGCTTCACCAGTAAGAAGGGATATAAACTGCACTAAACCGGCTGACATGGGGTCTTGAGTATTCAAAGGCCATGCCGCAGTCTCATCGTCCATAGGGATATGCTGATTGATTTGACGACTAAAGAATTGTGTGATGTCTTTGACCTTTTCAGGGTTATAGCCATAAATAGGATTGGCTCGGTCTTTAGCCGCAATAAACGCAAGGTTAAGTAACACGCTTTTAGCTCTATGTTTATCCTCTAACAGATCAGCAACAGAGAATACAACTGAACTATGAGGTTCTCTAAAGGCTTCTTTGACCACGATAGGCCATTTGGAG